ATGGCATCCATCCAGCAGACCTCCAACGGTTGGCGCGCGCAATTGAAAATTGCGGGTGTCCGTGAATCGGCATGCTTCGAGCAGAAATTCGAGGCAGAAACCTGGGCTCACCGAAGAGAAGCGGAGTTGAAATCCCTAAAGCGGGCAGTCGCTTCCGCAAGACGGATTTCTGCGACCAAGCACAAATTTCTTGGTGCCGGCGAACTGTACAGCGAACAGCAGATCGTCGAGACTTCGACTCCCATTCCTGATACAAGTGGTGTCTACTTCCTCATCAAGGATGAGGCTGTGGTGTACGTTGGGAAGTCCACCAATGTGCATCGCCGGATTCAAGACCACTTGAAACAAAAGTGCTTCGACAGGATCAATGTAATCGAATGCCCGGAAGCGCATCTCCTGCGCTTGGAGGCCCATTACATTCGATCTTTCCAGCCGATTCTGAACGTGGCCGGGCTGTCGGGCGTTGGTGAGCTTGAGGTAGCCCTACACTTGGCCTCTCAGCCATTGTAGGGCTACCGTGGCAAGCATCCAGAAGACGGCAAAGGGCTACCGCGCCCAGATCAAGCTGGCGGGCGTTCGCGACAGTGATAGCTTCCCCACGCGCCGGGAGGCGGTCGAGTGGGCGGCAAAGCGTGAAGCGCAGATCCGCGACAACGCCACGAAGCCGGCCGGCGACCTGCATACGCTGCGCCAAGCGCTGCGAAAATACAGCGATGAAGTCTCCCCGCATCGGAAGGGTGAGCGGTGGGAACAGGTGCGCCTGGCGGCCTTCGAAAGCTACGAGCTGCCCCTCGACCTACCCATCTCCAAGGTGACCGCTCAGCACGTCGCCGCATTCCGGGATGACCGCGCCAAGAGCATTGGCCCGTCCTCGGTGCTTCGCGAATTGAGCCTGCTGGCCTCTGTGTTCGAGGCGGCTAGGCTCGAATGGGAGTGGGTAGAGGTCAACCCCTGCCGGGGCATCCGCAAGCCCGCCAAGGGCAAACACCGCGACCGGGTGATCGCTATGAGGGAAGTGCGCGCCATGCTGCGCGAGATGGGCTATCGGCACCGCGGGCGAGTTGCCAGCACCGGGCAGTCGGTGGCCAATTGCATGCTGCTGGCGCTGCGCACCGGCATGCGTGCCGGCGAGCTGTGCGGCCTGACGTGGAAGAACGTACACGAGCTGCATGTGCATCTACCCGATACGAAAAGCGACCGGCCGCGCGATGTTCCGTTGTCGACGCGGGCTCGCGCCATCCTGGCACGGATGAAGGGCTGGGACGATGAACTGGTGTTCGGCCTCGCTTCTGCGTCCCTGGATGCCCTGTTTCGCAAGTACCGCAAGCGTGCCGAGCTGGAGGGATTCACCTTCCACGACACGCGCCATACGGCGGCGACGATGATCGCAAAGAAGATCGACGTGCTGGACTTGTGCAAGATGTTCGGCTGGACCGATCCCAAGATGGCCATGGTGTACTACAACCCTCATGGATCGAGCATTGCCGCCCGGCTGGGATAACTTGGGAGCTTCAAATTGTCGATAGGGCCTACGATCTCAGAATTGAATCTTGAGAAACTAGATCTGCAGTTCAACGTGTTCTTGCGGGCGGCTGAGACTGATGATGAACTTGGCACCGTCCTCCGCTTGCATCTACTTCTGGAAGCATATTTGGAGGTGGCTCGCGACGTATTGCTGGCGCCGGATGTGAGGCAATTCACGCCGATGCCGCGTAACTTTGCGGATAAACTCGGATATGTTGCGGTGGCGGGGCTGCCTGTTGTGCTTGCCGCGGTCGCGCATCAGGTCAATACAATGCGCAACAAGCTAGCTCATCGCGACGAGAAGGGTATCGACGCGGGCGATATGAAACAACTCGCCCGCCTCGTCAATCAGCTCCGCCAGCTTTCTCATAGTCCTGCGGACTGGAAACCCATTGAGAAGGGCTATCTCGAGTTGCCCCAAAAGCATCCTGGTCAGCGATGGCTTTTTGGCGGCGGAAACCTGCGAGCGGATTTTGTGATGTGCTTCGCAAAGTTTTGGGCAATTGCTATGAGGTGGCTCGTCATCCGAAGCGTAGCTAACTCAGCGCCAGATAGCGCCGAATCTCCGCGCCAGTGATACGCCCGTCAACGCTCTGGAGCTTGCCCTCGGCTATCCGCTTCTTCAGCGTGTTGTAGCTGATGCCCAGGCGCTCGCACGCCTCGTTGAAGTGGTAGCAGACCAGGTCGTCAATCGCGTGGTTGGCGCCCTGGCGCGCGGCCTCTACCAGCAAGCGCTGCAGCTCTTGTTGTCCGATCGTGATCACCATCTGCATGTGCTCCCGCTCGTAGCCAAAGAGGACAATTCCCTCCAAGTAATCACATTGCTCGCCGCAGCCACCAACCGCGGCTGCACGGCCGCCGCACGCGCCGCCGCGACCCGCATGGTCAAGTCAAATCGCAGCGGCCGACGCGCCAGCGGGCGATAAGGCGGTGGTGTAGCGTCAGGGTGGTAAAGCTCGATGTAGCGCAACAGGAATGGCAGCAGCGCCGCCGGCGTTGGCACGGGCGCGAGCCAGCCCGTACGTTCAGCGATCATGGTCGCTAGCTGAGCCGCGGTCGTCGATGCCTTGACCGTCGCCCCGGCTTTTTGCAGCAGATCTGCGGCATTGCGGCGTGCCGTTTGCATTGCTTCGGATTGGTGGCGGACGGTTTTCATGCGGCCCCCGATGTGCGGCTGCGCTGGCCAGGCCGTCGGCGATCCAAAACACAGTGAAGGCCTCGGAGGGCGGCGGCGGTGCCGACTTGAGGGTGCCCAGCACCAGGATCGTTTCCAGCCTGCCGTCGGTGGCAAGCGCGTCCACGAGCCCGAGCGCGTCGGCGCGGCCGACCAGGTCCAGCACGTCGAAGCGGTCGAGGATCAGGCAGCGCAGGCCCGAGATCTCCGCCAGCGCGGCACCGACCAGAGCGTCGACGCGCCAGCGCTCGGATTCCGACAGCAGTCGGTAGGGCCGGCCTCCCCAGGTGATACCCATGTCAGCCGCGATTGAGGGAACCCACCACCCAGCCAGGTTGGCCAGATCGGCGAGCTTGGCGTTGAATGGCTGCAGGGCTTCGGCGAGGATCTCGCCCGGGATGCCATCGGGCGACAGCGCGTCGACGATTGCCAGCCAAGCCAGCACGTCGCCGTGATAGCGCGTAGCATTCGCTGCGCGCTCTGCGGCGCTGGTGGCGGCCTGTTTGGCATTCAGCAGCGCCTGCACGCGGTCGTCGATCGCCTTGCGCTCGGCGCGCAGCGCGGTCACCTTGGCGCGGGCCGCTTCGACGTCGGCGGGTTGGATTGCCTCCGGCGCGGCGGCGTCCTGCAACTGGGCTACCGCCGCTTCCGCCGCGGCGATGTCGCGGCGGTCGTTTTCGACGCTGCGCGCCATCAGGTCGCGGGCTTCGATCGCCTTCGGCAGGGCAGCGGAGGCCTCGGCGTCGCTGGCGTCGTCGCCCAGGCTGCCGTACTTCTCCTCATATGCCTTGAAGGCCTTGAGGATCCGCCCATCTAGCTCGGCGGGCAACCTGAAGCTCGTGTCTTCAAAGTTGTAGGCGTCATCCAGGCAGCGGGCCAGGTCGTGCACTAGGCCCACGCGCGGCCCAATTCCGGCCTTGGCCTCCAGCGCCTTGACCCGCTCGACGTGCCTGGCGTGCTCAACCGCGTCGTAGGACAGTTTTGTCCGCAGTTCGGGCAGCTTGGCCGCCAGAGCCTGCCGTGCCGCGTGCTGGTGCTGGCCAGCGGCGAAAGCTCTGGACTTTTGTTCGAGAGCGCCCAGCGCCTTGGTGTACTGCTCCAGCTTGGCGTCGACCTCTGCCAGCGCCGAGCGTTCGCCCACCAGGGCGGCCTGGTCGAACGGCGGCACCTCCGCCGCCCAGCCGTCGGCCTTCTGGCTTCCCCATTGCTCGCCCGTGGCGGCCTTCCACGCGCCTTTGGCCTGCGTGGCTTCCTGCTTGGCATGTTCTGCGCCGGCGGAAAAGCCGGTGCGAAAGATGGGCTTGATCTGCGTTACCAGTGCCCCGTGGCATCCACGGGCCAGCAGGCGGCGCTCAATCTCGTCGGCCTTCACATTCGTTCCGCTCAAGGCAAACAGCAGGGTGCGGCGCTCATCCGGCTTGGCCGCGGCGAACCGGTCGGGCGCCAGGACGTATGGCAGTGCCGGCGACGGCGGCACCAGCACCTCGCCCGACTGCGTGCCCTTCGGCAGGCTGATGCCGACGGCGCCGTTGTCCAGGTCCAGCGCGACAGCGCCGGCCTTTGCGCCTTCCGTAACGAGTGCGCCGAATTCCTTTTTCAGGCCGACTCGTTCGGGCGTGCCCAGCAGGGCCAGGCGCACGGCCTCGGCGATACTGGACTTTCCGGCGCCGTTCGGGCCGGCGATCAGCGTCACCGGCGTGTGCAATGCCAGGTCGACGGCGCGCGCGCCCTGGAAGTTTTCGATGGAGATGTTGGTGATGCGCATGGCTCAGTCCTCGGTCTGGTCTTCGCCGTGCTCTTCGTGCCACTGCTTCCAGCCCTTCACCCACTGGATGCAGAGCTGGCCATCCATGACCGGGCAATCGGATTCGGGCTGGCCCGCGGCGGCGGCGTTGTAGCCGTCCACGCACGCTTGCTCGAGCTGGTCTTCGGTCGGGCCGGCCGGCGCGTCCGGGGGCGGCAGTTCGCGGAACTCGGCATCCACGATGTTTGAGTCGCCGCCGCCGGCCTCGTCCATTCCGTCGCCGTCCTGGTCGGTGTATTCCTTGCCCAGGTTCATGGCGCGCTGATCCGCTTCGCCGCGCACCTTTTCCATGCCCGCCGCGTGCGGCTGGGCGTCGGCCACCACGATCAGCACGGCCTTGCCCTGGGAGTCGTACAGGTCGTGCAGCGATTCTGCGCCGCGGCCGATCTTGATGACGACCTTGGCACCGTCCTTGATGGTGACCTGATCCAGGTCGCCTTGCACCACGGTGCGGCCTTCGCTGGCGATCAGGTGCACGGCCATCTTGATGTTGGCGTCGACGCGGTCGCGCAGGCGGTCGATGATGTCGTCCTGCTTGGATTGCGGGAGCTTTGCCCAGGGCTTGGGCAGCAGCTTCAGTTCCGTCACCAGCGCCGACAACAGATCGCGGCCGATGGTCGTGGCCGTCATCTCGCGCGGGTCAAAGGGTTGTGCTTTCATGGGATGTTCCTTGCATTCGAGGTGTCCGCCCAGACGGACGGAGCCAGATGGGCGGATTACTCGGGGGCGGGCATGCGCCGGCGCGGCGTTGTGGGCCTTTCTGCGCTGGAGTCGGCCTGCGCGGGCTGGGCATTGGCGGCGCGCTGCTTGGCCGCGGTCAGGGAGAGACGGCGCGATTGGTAGAGTTGATGCAGCCGGGCGCGCTGGCCCAGGTCGTCTACGCCGTCGATCGAGTCGCTGGCCAGGTCAAGGACGTCGATGGTTTTGGCGCTCGTGATCTGGTGTTCCACCTTGGCCGGGTCCAGGCCGCCGCCTTCGTTGCCGGCGACCGACAACTCGGCTTGACCTTGCTCGCTGGGACGGGGCTGTCGGTCGGAATGGGTAGGGGTGGTGGATGCCGCGCCCTGCGTCGGACTACCGGGCTCGGCTTGTGTCTGAGCAGGGCCGGCATTTCCCTGCGAAGGAACGTCGCGGGCCTCGACGTCGGTGGCGTTTGGATGCTTGGATGGGGCCGGTGAGCGATTGGCCGCGGCCTGCTCCGAGGCCTGGGTCCGCAGCGAATCCACGTCCACGCTGACCACGCCGTTGACATCCGGCTTCGCTTCCAGGGTGTCGCGGACTTCTTCGTCCGAAGGCAGACCCATCAGAAGCTCGGGCGCGTAAATTCGGCCGAAGAATGCGCCAGCGCGGTACCGCAACATCTGGCCGGGCATGGTTTGCCACTTGCTGCCGTTCTTCGTGTACCAGCCTTCTTTCACCGCCAGTTCGATGGAAATCTCGTCGGACTCCAACCGTTCGCCGGTTTCCTTCTCGATGACCCAAGCCACGCAGGTGCGGTCGCGGATCGCTGTTTTCTGGACAACCGTTTCGCGGTACCGCTTGCCTCGGTCGTCGGTCTTCCACTCGAACGTCGTGTATTCGATTTCTCGTTCACCCCGTTCGCGGATGTCGAAGCGCAGCGGGGAGAAGCGGCCGCAATTGTTGATCATTGCGATGATGAACGGGGCCGACCATGAGGGCCTGCCTTCGATGATGTGCAGGTTCTGCATGATCATCAGCGGGTCAGCACGCATGCGCTCGGACATGTTGAGCGCGACAACGCAGTTGGCGAGCGCCTTTGGGTTCTCGCGGGTGTCGGTGACGTTGCCGTACTTGTCCTTCTTTTCGATGGTTGCGCGATACTGCTCGGGGACGAGGTCGCTGCTGGAAAGCAGGCGGGCGGCGCGCTGCATCAGCTCGAAGCTCTGCAGGTTGCCGAAGCCAGGGGCGACGGCCGGCATCTGAGCTTCGGGCGCGGCCCGCAGGCTCTGAACGGTAGTGGTTTGCGTCATGATTTGCGCGCTCCCTGCAGGTGGCTGCGGTAGGCGCGGTAGCCGGCAGCGGTGGCCAGGGCCACGCTCTGGCGTTCTTCCGGTTTGGCGTCGGTGTGGTACTGCTTGACCTGGCTGGCCAGGAACAGGGCAGAGTCCCAGGCCAGGTGCTGGGTGATGACCGATTTGCCGGCCTGGTCGGTGCGCTGGACGTAAACGTCGCGGCTAACGGGATGAAGGGACATCGGGGCTCCTGTGGTTATCGGAAAAGGCAGGACGACCAGCGTGCGCAATACTTCGGGCTGCACAGGACGCTGGAGGGGTTTGGGGGAAAGAGGCCGCTGCGGAACATGGCGGCGGCGTGTTCGATGAGGCCGGGCTTGTCCGGCTCGCCCACCATCACGCGGCGGGCATCGAAAATGGGGCTGACGGCCGCGGCCGGCCGGCTGCTGGTGGACAGGGCGATGATTTGCGAGCCGACCGTCGTGACCTTCTTGGTGGCCTCGTACATCAACTGGTAGGTGCCGGTCTGCGCGGCGCGGCCCTGGGTCACCGCCTTGCCATCGACAAGAACGCGGGTGCCGGTCTTGACGTCGGGCACCACGATGCCGCCTTCGGTCGCGGCCACACGGGCACGATCCATGGTGCCGGTCAGCCGCACCGTCATGCCGTTGCCGCATTCGATGTTCAGCGGATCGAGCGTGGTTTCGACGTCGATGTACTCGAATCGTGGCGCGACCTCGGCGCAGTACTTCACCAGCACGACCAGGGCGATGCGCTCGGCCTCGGCCAGCGATAGACCGTCCTGCGCCATGTCGACGTCCTGGCCTGGGTTGTGCAGCTCGTCAACCAGGACGCCGGCGGCGTCGTCGGGTGTGCAAGGCGTGCCCTCGAGGCGGGCGCGGTCGTAGGCGGCCGTGCCGGCGTGCACGGCGGTGCCCAGCAGGGCCCGCACGCCGGTGGGCTTCTTCATGCCCAGGATGTGCGTGCCTTCCCAGGCGTGGGCGCAGTCGAACAGCCGGCCCCAACTGGAAGCGCGGACGGTGAAGACATTTGGTTCCATGTCGCCGGGTCTCTTCAGCGCGCCGCGTGTTGCTCGGCGCTGGCCAGGTGACGGTGCGCGGCCGCGTCGAGCGTCGGGCCCAATACGCCGGTCATCGCGGCTAGCAAGACTGTGCCGCCCGCGATGAATGCGGCATACGCGGCGACGTCCAGATCCAGGCCGGCACGTCGCGCTCGGCGCCACAGGATTCGAAGGCGTCGGCCAACCCTGCAAAAAACGGGACCACGGGTGCGGTTGGCTGTCATGAGCGGCCTCCCAGCTCCAGGCGGCAGATCTGCCCCGCGCGTTCGGCCTGGTCGACGCCGAACATGCCGAAATGGCAGATGGACGGCGCAATGCCGAGCGCGCTGGCCAGCCAGGCGTAAGCGGCTTTCCGGTCGTTGCCCAAGCGGTCGCGCGTCAGGCGATGGAAAGCGAACTTGGACTCCTTGCGGGCCTTGATCGTCTGGCGATCGGCCATCACGCCCAGCGGCAGATCCGTATCGGGGTGCAGGCCGATGTAGGCCTGGCACTGCGCGCAGCGGTAGACATACGGCCAATCGCCAAAGGACTGGCCGTTGTAGATGTCGCTGTTGTTGGTCAGCTTCACCGGGCCGCCGCAGCAGTGGCAGGCCTTCGGCGGCGCGATGCGGTCGCGCACCCGCGCCAATGCGCGGCGCGAGACGTAGGGGAGAGGGGCGGGCGCCTGCAGCTTTGTCTTGCTCCTGCTGCGCGGGTCGACGCCGAGAACTTGAATGCTCATGCCGTCGGCTTCCAGGGATCAGTGCGTCGCAGGTAGGCCGCGACGTAATCAATGCCGCGCGCGGCGGCGTAGGCGAGGCAGAGGAGAAGAAGAGCTTTGATCACGGCTGCGCTCCGCGATCCAGACGCTGGCGGGCGCGCTTGATCAGTTCGGCTTCAAGCTGCTCTACGCCTTTGGCGCCGGCGCGCAGGTCGCAGGGCCATTTGCTGATGGCTATCAACACGACGCCTGCGGCGTCTTTGGTGTCCAGGTCGCACTGGAAGGTCTCGGCCCACCAGTCCAGAGGCTCGCCGAAGGCGGTCTTGGTGCGGCCGGCGAAGAGGTCGCACAGCTCGTTGATGATTTCCACGTCGGTCATAGGAACAGGCGTGGGCCGGGCTTTGGGGGCCGGGCTGATGTCGTCTTGCGGTTCGGCCAATCCGTGCACTGGGTGTGGGGCCTGAGGGGCTACTTGCACTGTCGTTCCCGATACTTAGAGTAGAAGTATGGGAAAATTCTACATAAAGTAGATTGCTCGTCAACAACTAAAAGTAGAGTTTCTGGGCGATTACTGGCCTAGACGTCATTCTTAGGACTAAACCGATGCTTTTGACGGTGCCGCGCCCGTCGAAGTCACCCCTGAAGAGGTGTCGAGCGGGGGGGCTAGGGCCGGTAGCGCTGTAGCAAGTTCACCGGTTTTTGGAGGGATTGTTGATCTGTCGATCAAACTGTTAATTGGGATTGCAGACTTCGCTACGCGAATGCCCAATTGTTGCTTTCAGACCGAGAACTTTTCACCAAACCGAGCATAGATCACATTCTCAACAATTGACTTGATCGTATGCCCGGCCTATCGCTAGGCGTCTTCGGTACCAGTGGCTGAACTGGTACCGCGCTGTCTTCCTCGAGATCGGGCTGCCTTGCGGATTCGCAACTCGATGATGCCCTCGATGTCGTCTTTGGCGTCGTCGTCCAGCGCAGCATAGTCTTCCGGGCGAATGCGTAGGAAGGGATAGAACGCTGACGCCGCTCGGGGGAGGGGGGGCAGGCTTCTGCCCTTTGGAAACGTCGCCTTCAAGGCCGTATTGAAGGTAGCTGGGGCTGACCCCCAAGATCTGCGCCAGGCTGCCCATCTTGTCTTGCCGCGGCATCGCTTGGCCGAGCGAATACCTACGCACCATCTCGTAGGTGATGCGTATGCCGGCGCGCTTGAACCCGTCAACGATTCCTTGGACTTCCCAGTTGCCTTGCGCCATGGCTTTTCTGACGCGGGCTGCGAACTCCGGATAGCGGATGGGCAGTTTGCTACTTTCTACCATGGGTAGAAATCTAGCAGCCATAGTAGAAATCGTCATTTCTATTCTAGATAGTTGGATATATCTACTTTAAGTAGTAAGCTTGAGGCATGGACGAGAAAGCACACATCGCCGAAGCAATCGCAATGGCCGGAGGTCTGACCGCCGTGGCTAAGCGGGCCAAACCTAAGCGACTGACAGCCTGGGCCGTGTCGAAATGGCTCGAGGGCGTACCACCTGGCCGGGTTCTCTTTTTGTCTGAATTGACGGGGTGGGTGAAGACCCCGCATCAGCTTTGCGCAGAGATCTATCCCAATCCGACAGACGGGCTTCCGCCGGAAGCTTTGGTTCGGGCCGTGCTTGGCGTTGATGGTCTTGATATTCAGGACGAAGAGAGGGCTAGGGGGGCGGGAGATGCATGAATCTCTTGGCTACGCGCGGCACCCCGTATTGGATCTGGTATCGATGGCGTGGCTAGCGGGCCCGGCAATCGCGCGAACCAGGAATGTTGCGTGCCAAGCGAAGCGCCCTCTTGCCGATTCTGTTGTTCGCAGAAATCAACTGAGCCAGCTACGTAATTTCGCTTTGTCTAGCACGAGCTCTGTGCGCGTATACGCGAATGTGCTCTTTCAGGTCCTCATACGCGTTGAGAAACTCCGGGGCATTGTCGGCCGTCCAGCGGTTCATCACATCCTCGGCCTCGTCAAATGCCTCGGCAGCGGCTCCATAAATGGACAAGGCCGCATCAATTTTCTTCGGGTCTGCGAAATCATGTATCGGCACCCTGTCGACGGCCTCCAGCGCCACTCGAAATTCACTGCGTTGACCCCAGACCCAAGCAAATCGGAAGGAGTTAGTGGTGTTATATCCCAATGCCTGCTCGAGGCTCGCAATGCGCTGTACGAGGTTAAGCACGATGGCGCTATAGCCCTCCAGGCGCTCCAAATGTGCTTTTTTTCGACCGTCTTCAGCCAATTTTGCTGCAGCTATGGCTTGCTGCTTACCTACGTAGAACGCTCCCACAATGGCCGCAATACTGCCCACTGCTTGTATCCATGCGGCTGCGTCGGAGCTATCTACGGGGGCGTAGGCCCCCGCTTTCGGGGCAAATACCAGCGTCAGCAATCCGACGGCCAACACAAATCCGAGCGCGCCGAAAGCAAGGGCGATGGCTCCGTATTTGACCAATGCGCGCGCGCTCATAGCGTCTCCGGTGTAGATGTGGCCGACCTGACTGGCTTCGGTGATGTGCGGTTGGGCGAGATTATGAATCAGGGGAATTTGTTAAAGGCCCACTGCGCCGCTGAGGCCACTAGCGCAGCGATCGCGACACCAAGTGCCCACAATGAAACGTTGAGCGCCTTCTTGGCAGTATCCGCTTGGTCCTTTGCAGATGCCGCTGCACTTTCCGCCGCACTCATTAATCGCTCGTTGAGTATTTCCGCATTGGTGCTTTCTACTCGGCGCAAGTATGCGCGGGCGTTTTCTAGGCGTTTCCCCGCAAACTGGCCGTGCTCGGCCTTGCGCTTGAACTCGTCTATGCCGTGTGTCCCTATCCATTGTTCGATTTCTTCATCAGTCTCAAAACTCATAAGTCTTGACCTCTGGTGGCGACGTTGCGAACGTTGTAGCACGACCCAAAATTTATCTAAATGGTCGGATTTGGTCCCTAGGCGCCCCTTGATCTGCTCCTACTACTGGAAATGGCGGCTGGTACCTTGGATTCTCCTGGAGCGGGCATGGCGGTTGAGATTGTCCATGCCATGCAGCGATCGAGGGACAGATAGCTCAGGCTGCTATCGATCCGTTCGCGCAAGAGGCTGACCCGTCATGAAGGGAGCATCAGGTCAAATCCGGCGGCCATGGACAAATGTCGAGCGCGCCGTGTTGCGCAAGTTCTACCCGAACGCGCCCACGGCGGTGATCGCTGCGGCGTTGGACCGGCCTCTGACTCAGGTCTACCAACAGGCGCGGAAACTCGGCTTGGCCAAATCTTCTGCGTACCTGGCCAGCGAAGCGGCCTGCCGGCTTCGCCGCGGCGATCGCGTCGGCGCGGCGTTCCAGTTTTCGAAAGGGCATGTCCCGTGGAACAAGGGGAAGAAGGGCGTCGCGACGGGAGGCCGCGAAACTCGATTTAAGGCGGGCATGCTGCCGCACAACCATGTGCCGGTGGGCACCGAGGTGCCAGACGCCGACGGCTACATCAAACGCAAGATCGCTGAGCCCAAGACGTGGGTGTACGTCCACCGCTACGAATGGGAGCGCGCCTACGGCCCGATTCCGAAAACGCACTCCCTGACTTTCAAGGACGGAGACAAGACCAATGTGTCCCTCGACAACCTGGAGCTACGCACCAAACGCGAAGTGATGCTGCGCAACTCCGTCCACAACTTGCCGCCCGAGTTGCTCGAAGTCATCCAGCTACAGGGCGCTCTCAAAAGGAAGATCAATGGCCAACATCGACGCGCTGCGTGACCACCTGTTTGCGACTTTGGCCGCTTTGCGAGATCCGGAGAAGCCTATGGATATCGACCGTGCCAAGGCTGTGTCAGAGGTCGCTCAGACCATCATCAACACGGCAAAGGTAGAAGTCGATTTCATGCGGCAGACGGGACAGAATGCGACGCCCCGATTCCTGTTGCCGGCCGGCGAAGAACCGATCGAAGCCACCCCGACCGCGACGGGCACCAAGGAAGTGTCCGGCGGTGTGACCCGGCATCGGTTGGGAGGGTGATTCATGGGTCTACGCAAATGGGCCATTCTACGGTCGGCCTCTCCCATATGGGTGCAGCTGATCGCCGCGGCGCTGGCCGCGCGCGGAGGGGAATTACTAGGAGGGGCGCGCGGAGATGAATAGCGCGATAGCTGCAACAACGAGAGAGCCAAGGGCAATGAGCGCCGACACAATGGCCCAATTTCGGGTGGAGCGCGCGATGCCGGCAGTGGTGGAAGCTGTCTCTGCGGAACTCTGGGACGCGTCTGCCGAGGAAACAGCGGCATCCGCCGCGCGCTTTCCTGTTAGCGCAGATTCCTCTGCGGCCACTGCAGACCGTACCGCAGCGTCAGCGGACCGCTTCGCAATGGCGGTTTGCTCGTTCGCGATCTTGATATCTTCTGCGCGTTGTTGCCGCGCCTCATCCACTGCCTTTGCCGCATTCTCATGGCGAACCTGCGCGACCGCCTGCTGCATCCTCAAGACCACCTCCGGGAGTTCTTGCAGGGTGCCTGGGAGAGCATCGTTGTTCGCAATGAGGCCTTCCAGCAGCTCAATGCCCCCATCTCTTCTCGCGAAATCGATTGCTTGTTGTAGCGTCCAGTTCGCTCGCTGTCGTTCTGCCATGGTGGGCTCCGTTGGGTTGATTTGGCGTGATGGTAGCGGAAATGGGGACGGCGCGAGAGGCATTGCACATAGATTTCTCGGTGATATGGGCTGGGCATTCACTGGCCCGGTGGCATGGGCCCGCCAACGTGGGTGAGGGTAGAGGAATGGTATGACGAAACCTGCACCGTATCCGGTAGAAACTCGTGCGAAGGGTTGGCGGTTCGAACTGGATCACGAACGGATTCGCCAGTCGGATACCTGGGCCCTTGCGGCGCCCGAGATTCGCCCGTGGCTGCTCATGCTGTGGATGACTGCCTGGGAGCAAACGCCCTGCGGCAGTCTGCCTCTAGACGATGAACTCATCGCGGCCCGCATTGGCATGCCCTTAGAGCAATTTCTTGCGGCAAAGCCTCGCCTGCTTCGTGGTTGGTGGCTTGCGGACGACGGTCGCCTGTATCACGACACGCTGACGGAACGGGTGTTGGAAATGGTTGAGCGCCGGGATGGAGAGCGTAATCGTAAAGCCGAGTACCGCGCTCGAAAACAGGCCGAGAAAGCCGCGTTATTGGAGTCCGAACCAGAGCAAATTCGTCCCGATTTGTCCCGCGGTCGTCCAGATATGTCCCACGGGACAGACATGGGACTACCACGGGATTCCGGTGGGAGTGACGCTACCGGAACCGGAACCAGTATTAAAAAGAATATAGCAGCGGCGGCGATACATCCCCCCGCACGCGACCCTGTGGACAACTTTTCGCCGCCGCCCGCCGCCGCTCCGGATTGCCCGAAAGCGGCGCGCTACGCCGCGCTGCTCGACGGCTGGGAACGAGCCCGGGGCAAGGCAGGCGTGTTCCGTCCCGATGACCCGTTGCTCGCTGCCTGGGCCGAGGCCGATGTCACCGAAGCCGAGCTGCGAGCCGCGCACGGCAAGGCCGTCAAACGCCGGGCGAAGGCGAGGGACCCGACCCCGGTGAACGTCGGCTTGGTCGACGTGATCCTGCCCGAAGTGCGCCGGCCACCGGCTGCGATGAGCGCGCTGTCGCAAGCTCAAGCGGCGAGGGACCCGCAGGCCTGGGCGCTGACTGCGTCCGGGCTTGAGGCCAAAGGCGCGCAACTCGGCCTCGCGCTGCAACCCGGTGAAACCTTTCCCGACTTCAAGGCGCGGGTGCATGCCGCAGCGGGCCTGACCGAAGCCGATCGTTCGCGGCTGCTGGCCGATTACGGGGTGCGGGTATGAACCGTCGAAGTGCCTCCGGCGCGTTTTACGGCACCTCCACGGCTTCATCAGGGGGGGGATGTCCGGGTGACGCAGATTTGGCGCCTCAAAGCGCCGATTTTTCGAACGAGCGAGTTCGCTGCGTTGCCTGCCAACACTTCACGTTGCGCGAAGTGCCGAAGCACGCCGAGCTTGGCCTCGGGCGTTGCGTCGGCATGGTTGATCGGCCCGGGACGTTCGTCAGTCCGACGTACCCGCGCCAATGCCACCAGTACCAACCGGCGCCGCAGGCCAAGGCCGAGGCGCGCATCGCATGGCTGCGCGACTTGCGTAGCGAGGAAGCATGATGCCTAAACAGATCATTTTCACCGTGCCTGGCACGCCGAAGGGGAAGGGCCGCGCCAGGTCGAGCGCGCGCATCGGCCGAGATCCCAGGACTGGCGCCGCGCGGATCTTCACGCGTCACTACACGCCGGAGGATACGGCAGCGTATGAGAGCCTGGTCAAGCTCGCTGCGGCCAAGGCGATGGCCGGCCGACAGCCCTATACCGGGCCGATACGGATGGACCTGGATATCGTGCTGCCGATCCCGGCGTCCTGGTCGGGCGTGCGCCAGCGCCGCGCCGCTGCCGGCGAGATAGCGCCGACGGTCAAGCCGGACGCCGACAACGTGGAGAAGGCCGTCAAGGACGGGATCAATGGCGTGGTGTACCGCGATGACACGCAGGTGGTGCAGGACAGCAAGCGCAAGGTCTACGGCCTGACGCCGCGCGTGACCGTGGTGGTGACCGTGCTGGACGCGGAGCCCGCGCAAGGAATGAAGAAACATGCCGCGTGAAGCCGGAACGTTTTCGTGCCCCGAGCACGCGATCGCCGTGGCCTACCTGATGCTGGCCATGCCCATCGAGCCGAAGAACCCGACGCAGCTGGTCTGCGAGGCCCTGCGCGAGCGGTTCGATGTTGAGTACGAGCGCAAGGCGCTGTCAGGACTGACGCCGCATGAGTGGCATGCGCAGGCCGTGTTCATCGTCAAGCTGATGGAGCGAACGCTGGGCGACAGCGTGGGCTTTCACATCTTGCGTGCGCAGTACGGGACGGGCGAAGAGGGCGCGCACAGCGCGCGGGCGGTGTCTTGCTGGCTGAACCCAGGCGCCGAGGAAGAAAGCAAGGAGCGGGTGCTGGTGGACCTGCTGGTGGCCAACATCCTGCGGGGCCGGCCGCGCCTGCGTGAGCTTTCGGACCGGTTCGACGTGCCGAAGTCCAACATCGGCCGGCTTGGTTCGGCCTACCGTGTGCTGATCGAGGGCAAGCGCAAGGCCGCGCTGAACCGGCTGGCCCTACGGATGCGTGACGACGGCATCGTGGTGGGGGCCGAGTGGGGTGTGGCCCCAACGGCGCTTGACAATGTGGGACAGGATGAGCAAAATTCGCCCAGACTCGTAGCAAGTACGACCTGAAGAAGCGCCCCGGCCAAAAACCGGGGCGTTTTGCTTTCTAAATTTGCGCTGCACTGCCCGCGGCGCGCGGGCCGGGATTGGTCCAGAATTCTGGATTGTCGTTTAGCCAGCTAACGATTTCTTCATCGGTGAGCGTGTGAAGAGCCATGATTCGACGCGCACGAGGAGGCTGATTCAGTGCTTCGTCTGCCACTTCGCGGGTGACGTACGTGAAATTGATCACGTAGCTGACTCCGGAGGGAGGCGTCTGTATGACCTTATGGTCTATCTGGCCGTTGCCACACGGTGCTTTATCAATGCGCCCATGCAGTGATCCCCCCAGGTATAGACAACCGAGCTGGTCTATCGCCTCGTGTCCGTCTGCGGGTGTGTTCTCCGACGACATTTTTGATTGACTCCTACAGTTTGCAAGAAAGAGAAGACGGCGACGGCCGTGCAGCTGTAACTGCGCGCCCGACGGCCGACCCACGGATGAGGCCGTGAGCGCCCCGAGGCCGTCCCTCCTGTACAGGCGAAGGCCACGGTAACACATTTTTACGTGTACCTCATGGAAGAACTACGTTGCACCTGCTGCGGGCGCAAGCTCGCGGCCGGGTCTGTGCAGGTTAGAGTCCCATTTGCGAAATACTCCGTGTACCAAAAGTGGGACATGAACCCACCCGAAGTGGGGCGGGAAGAGGGACAATTCTCTCGGCACTTACACTCTGAAGAATTGAAGCCTCAAGCGAAAGCCGGGGCTTTCTGTTTGCGTCTTCGCATGGACTTCGCTCTACGAGACAACGATACTTCTTGTTGCTTGCGATCCCGCAAGCCTTACATAGGAGAAAATCATGTTGCGAGACGGGTTCTACAAGGTGGATTTCGCTGCCAGTTTGCCGAGCGCCGGCGGAGTGGTTGTGCTGGAAGGCGGGGTAATTCGAGGCGGTGACGACCAAATGATTTACAGCGGATCCTATGGCCTCGTCGGCTCCGATCCCAGTGCCCCTATGCGGATGACCGGAGAAATCTCGGTTCGGCCCTATGTGAAAGGGGCAAACAGCGTGTTCAATTCCGGATCTCAGCCTTTCACTCTGAAACTGAACGGATCGGCTGACACTTCCTCTTTCAGGCTCGGTGGAAATTCTCCAGTTGGTGGCCCCTCGATCGTCATTGTTGGTGCGTTTATCGCCCCGCTGGATTTCTGAGACCAGCAGTAGGAGTAATGAACGACGCCGTCTCCGGGCGGTTTTTTTGTTTCCACAGAGCGGGAGGGCAGAGAGAACCGTCCGCCGGACGCATGGACACGGACTAGAAGACGTCACTCTCCGGCCTTTGCTCTGTGGGAACAGCCGTTGCAATCGGCCAGCCGGGGTGCGCCATGCCGCTCCCCCGCATGTCGCGGCAGCTTGATCATGGCGGTAGGGGAGCGCCTATGACCATGTAGATCATGCGATTCGAGTCTGATCGTGGAAGCGCTGACTCAACTGCTTCGATATTTCTGGCCGGCACTTGAATGCGCTTTCCAAAGCGAATTCGGGGATGTCGCTAAGATGGCCGTACTCTTGCCTTAGCTTGCCAGCCAGATAAAGGTGATTAGCTCCGGCTTCGGTAACGCACTTGTATGCGTATTCATATTCATTTTTTGGTTCCCACACCTCGCGGGCGAGTAGGTGCAAATATTTCCTCCCAAACGATGTGGCGATTGCCTCTTCGAACCATGTCGCGCCCGGGCCGTCGGGATGCCGAGGGCGGGGGTCTAGAAGGTGCACGAGCTCGTGGGCTAGCTGATAGACCATATTTTCCCAGCGTTCACCCGCTTCGTCCGTGAGGTTCGCATAGGCGCTGAGCTTGTCATAGGAAAACTGCACCTCTGGGTATTCAGACCCGTTAACAATTTTTGGAAGGTCTAGCTTCACCCCTCCTGATCGTGGCCCAAAAGTCTTCGTTGCCTCCTTCATCAGGTAGTCCTGAAGTCTAGATACCACCGTGTTCATGCATTCCTTCGGCTTCTTGATCTTGGGAAGAGTGAGCAGCACTTCATACTCCATGAATGTATCTAATAGTTACATATATTTTGGCAATTTTTACCGAGAAGATCAAATGGCGCTGACAGAAATACAGCGCCGCTTCGTGGGTGAGTAACTCGTTGCCCCCAACACCACGCAAGTGGCGCCACGCGCTTTTGCTTAGACAAGGGAGTGAAAGATGGGGTGCCTTGCATCGAGCGGAGCAGCATCGGTAGCAACATTGGGGTAATTCAGCATGAAGGTAAGGCGAGGGCAATCGTCGATACTGCCCCGACCACAGCCGTCCGCGGAATGGCAGCGAGCGGAGGCCGCCGGTGGCTTGCTGGCGCCGGCGCCTCAGCTGCTGGAATGGACTGAACGGGTGATACTTGCCGCGGACGGTCCACTTCACAACCCGGACCACGCTCACCTGGTCGACGCGGACCTTGCGTTCCTTTGGGCGTCGACGGGCTTCCAAAAGGCCGGGCGCACGGTGTTGGGCCAGGCCGAACAGGTCATGTTCCGCGCCGGTGGGTGGCAGAAGGCGCGTCAGGAACAGCAGATGATCGAGTGGTTTGGCCGTGTGCCGGCGTTCCTGATTACCCTGGCGGCGGACTACTGCACCACCTGCAGTGATGCCGAATTCTGCGCGCTGGTGGAGCATGAGCTCTACCACATAGGACATGCGCCAGATCCGTACGGCGCGCCGGCGTTCGACAAGGCGGGCCGGCCGAAGCTGCGCATCGTTGGACACGACGTCGAAGAGTTTGTGGGAGTGGTGGCGCGGTATGGGCCGTCGGAGGATGTTCGGCGGCTGGCCGCGGCCGCTGGCGCTGCGCCGGCCGTGCCTCGACTGGACGTTGCTCGCGCTTGCGGGTGCTGCCTGAGGGCCGCGTAGCGCAGGGCTTTAGAAACTGGCCTGCAACTCGCGCAGATGCTTTTCGATCTCAGCAAGGACGCGCGGAGCACATTCCGCGCAAATGTTCTCGCGGACCATTCCGCTGTCGTCGTATTGAGCCAGGTGTTTCTCTCCGGCGGCAATCGTGTGCTTCGAATTCGCGTGGCATTTACGGGTACCAGCAGCGGTCTCGACTTTCAGATTTTTGAGCGGATTGCGCGCTTTGGGCATTGTTGGCTCCCGTTATTAGTCGAGTTACCCGTTTAGCGCCTTCTGTGTTTATTGGCAACATATTGGTATGGCAAAGCTTACTGAGGCGCACAAGCGCTTCATAGTCCAGGCCCTGGCCTGCTGGGACACCCCCAGCCAGGTATCGGAGGCAGTCAAGGAAGAATTCGGTATGGACGTACCGCGTATGCAGATTGCGCAGTACGACCCGACCAAAGTCGCCGGCAAAGACCTGGCCAAGAAGTGGGTCGTGCTATTCCACGACACCCGGCAACGCTTCCGAGAGGAAATCGCCGAGATCCCCATCGCCGACCAGGCATTTCGCTTGCGGCAGCTCGGCAGGATCTACGACAAGCACATCAGCCGGGGCAACGTCGTCGGCGCGGCCGGCGTGCTGGAGCAGGCCGCCAAGGAGGTGGGCGGCGCATTCACGAACAAGCGGGAGCACACGGGCGCCGGCGGCGGCCCGATAGAACAGAAGACGGTGGTGGTGGATGAAAGACAAGTCGCCGCCGCCGTCGCCAAGCTGCAAGGCGAGTACTGACCCCTCCGTCCTGCGCGCCACGGCCAAGGCCCTGTGCGAACAGGACCACCTGTTCTTCAGCCGGTACTTCTTCAAGCACCGCCAGGCCATCAAGTTTCGGGTCAACTGGCACCATGAGCTGATCGCCCAGAAGGTGCAGGACGTCATCGACGGCCGCATCAAGAACCTGGTCATCAACGTGCCGCCGGGGTCGTCGAAGACCGAACTGGTCGCCATCAACCTGATGGCCCGCGGCCTGGCGCTGAACCCGCGCGCCCGGTTCCTGCACATCAGCTACTCCGACGACCTGGCGCTGCTGAACTCGCAGACGGCCAAGGAACTGGTCCAGTCCGACGAGTTCCAGGAGCTGTGGCCGCTGAAGGTCGCCGCGGACGCGAAGAGTAAAAAGCGCTGGAACATCGAGGTCGATGGCCGCAAGGCCGGCGGCGTGTACGCGGTGTCGCTCGGCGGCCAGATCACCGGCTTTCGCGCCGGGCACATGGCTGAAGGGTGGCAGGGCGCCATCGTCATCGACGACCCGCTCAAGGTCGGCGACGCCTACAGCAAGCCGCGGCGTGCCAAGGCGAACCGCGACCTGATCGCCACGGTGAAAAGCCGTCGGGCCAACCCCGACACGCCGATCATCGTGATCATGCAGCGCCTGGCGCAGGAGGACGTGACCGGCTTCATCGAGGCCGGCAACCTTGGGCCGGACTGGGAGCAGGTCGTCATCCCGGCGCTGATCGACGACGCCTATGTGGCAGGCCTGCCGGCCGAGCTGCAGGCCAAGGTCGACAGCAGCGTCCGGGACGAGAAGGGGCGCTTCAGCTACTGGCCCTACAAGGAGCCGCTGACGGATCTGCTGGCCATGGAGGCCGGCGCCGGCACGGACCAGGAGGGCGCACGTGTCAGCCGGTACGTGTTTTCGGCGCAGTACCAGCAGCGCCCGGTGCCGCTCGGTGGTGACCTGATCAAGGGAGCCTGGTTCGGCCGATACGAAGTGCCGCCGCGGCTCGTCGCACGCAAGGTGTTTGCCGACACCGCCCAGAAAACGGCCGAGCGCAACGACTACAGCGTCTTCGAATGCTGGGGGCAGGGCGACGACGGCAAGCTGTACCTGCTGGACCTGCTGCGCGGCAAATGGCAGGCGCCGGAGCTCAAGCGCCGGGCGCTGGACTTCTGGGCCAAGCATAAGCCGTTCAATCCGAAGCTGTCGGCGCCGCTGCGGCAGTTCCTCATCGAGGACAAGTCGAGCGGTACCGGACTGGTCCAGGAGATCGCCGCTGGCGGGCATATCCCTGTCAAGGGCGTACCCCGGGACAAGGACAAGCTGACGCGGGTCATGGACGTCCAGAGCTACCTCGAGGCGGGGCTGGTGTGTATTCCCGAGGAAGCGCCCTGGGTGAACGACTTCATCGCGGAGTGCGAGGCCTTCACCGCTGACGATAGTCATGCACACGACGACCAGGTCGACCCCATGGTCGACGCCATCAACGACATGCTCGCCACGACGGGCAGCGACATAGGGCGCTTCATGGCGCTGGCAAGTACATGATGAACCAAGACGGCTATCTGTCGGCGTTGCTGGGTCCGGGCATGCTGGACGCATTGCCCAGCGGCCTCGGCGCTCTGGATGACCTGGCGATGTACGCCGAGGGCGGTCTGCCGGCCCGTGTTGTGGACATGATCCCGGATACCGCGGTGTCGCGCGGCGTGGTCATCGCTGGCGACGATCGGGTGCGGGACGAGCTGGATCGGCTGAAGGCGCTGCCGGCGCTGGCTGATGCATGGCGCTGGGCGCGGTTGACCGGCGGCGGGGCGATCGTGATCGTGGCCAAGGACGGGCGCGCCTTGCGTGACCCGCTGAACCTTGACGCCCTGGACACGCTTCTGGAGCTTAAGGTCTTCACGCTGGACGACGTTTCGGTCACCGAGAGGCGCTATTCCGACCCGAAAGAGGCCAACTACGGCATGCCTGAGATCTACCGCGTGCGCGTGCAGGCGGCGGGTGTGCCTTCGGCCGAGTTTCTGGTGCACGAAAGCCGCCTGATCGAAGTGCCGGGCGACCCGCTGCCGGCGCAGCTCAACCGCAAGGGCATTCCCTGGGCGGGGCGGCCGGCGGCGGCGCGGGCGTTTCGGGCGATTCGGCGCTACGGCGAGGGGTTGACCTGGGCGCTTCGGCTGATGGAGAAGAAGCAGCAGGCCGTGCACAAGATGAAGGGCCTGGCCGGCGCCATCCAGGCCGAGATGGAATCCGTTGTGCGCAAACGCGTGGAGATGGTCGACGCCGCCCGCAATGCCATGAACGGCGTGGCCGTCGATGCGGAAGACGACTACCAGGTGCTCAGCTCGGACATGGGCGGCATCAAGGACACCTTGGCCGAATTCCAAATCGCGGTGTCGGCCGAGGCCGGCTACCCGGTGAGCGTGCTGTTCGGTCGGTCAGCGGCCGGCCTGAACGCCACCGGCGACGGAGACCTCGAGGGGTTCTACAACACGGTGGCTATGGGCCGGGAAGTGAAACTGAACCCGGCGCTGGAGCGCCTGGTGTCGTTGATCCGAGCGCAACGTTCATTGTCCGGTACCGGTGCCGCGCAGGGCGAGGCCTGGTCGATCACCTGGCCGCCGCTCAAGCCGGCTACGGCCAAGGAAGAGGCGGACGTTCGCAAGGCCAATGCCGAAGCCTCAGCCCGCGAGATGGACGCGTTGAGCGCCGCCGTCGATAACGGGCTCAGCCAGGACCAGGCGCTGCGCTACATGAAACAGGAAGGGCTCTATGGCCTTGTTCCCGACGCAAACGGCCAAACGGCCACGTCGTACGCCGCGGCCACCTAAGCAATGGCGCTACCCGCTGGGTGACGAGCAGGACTACGCGCGGGCGCTGCGGACCGCTGCACAGGCCGCCATTCTGGCCGTAGAGCGGTATGTGATACCCGAGCTGCCGCGGGTGCTGCGCGAGGATGACCTGCGCAACACGCCCGCCGGCGACGGGGGCTGGTTCGAGTCGCTACGCCGAGCCTTCATGGCGGCGCTGCAGGCGGCGGCCATGCCGGATGGCAAGGCGCAGAGCCTGGCGTCGATGGTGTCCCAGCGGGTCGAGCGATACAACAAAGAGCAGTATCACCGGATGCTGCGGCGCGCCTACGGGGTGGACGTGTTCAAGGCCGAGCCGGCCCTGGCCCGCATCCTGCGCCCCTGGGAGGCAGAGAACATCGGCCTGATCAAGTCCATCCCGGAGCAATACCTGGATTCGCTGCACGGCCGGGTGGTTGCCGCCGTTCACAGGGGCACATCGCTGCGGGACATGACCCGCGAGATCCGGGAAACCTATGACCTGCCACGCAAGCGCGCCGAACTGATCGCCCGCGACCAGATCGGCAAGCTGAACGGCAACCTGACCGAGTACCGACAGACCAATATCGGCGTCAAGAAGTACCGGTGGCGGGGTGTGCTGGATGAGCGCGAGCGCGATGAGCACGTCGACCGCGAAGGCCAGGAATTCAACTGGGACGACCCGCCGTCGGACGGCCACCCGGGCAAGCCCATCCGCTGCCGGTGCTGGGCCGAGGCCATCCTGCCGCCCCTCGACGATCTCGACGCCCTCATTGTTTATTGAAGGAAATCCCATGGTGATGCGATATGACCGGGCGCCGCTGAAGGCGACCCGCACGGACGAGGGCTACCTGGTCGACACGCCCGTGCTGACGCGTACCGGCGTCTTCGAATACCGGGACGGCGCGGGCCGCGTGCGCCGGGAATACCGGCCGCCCGATGAGGTGTTCAACGCCGACTCCCTGGCCAGCCTGCGGGGAAAGCCGATCACCGACGGCCACCCGGGCAAGGTCAACGCCCAGAACGTGCGCCAGCACATGATCGGCACGGCCTTGTCCGCAGGGCGTCAGGACGGCCAGAACATGGTCGGCGATATCCAGATCTTCGATACCGGGCCCGTGGACGCCGGCAACAAGGAGTTGTCGCTGGGATACGAGCTCGAGCTGGACGAGACGCCCGGGGTATCGCCGCAGGGCGAGCCGTACGACATCGTCCAGCGGCACATCCGATACAACCACCTCGCCGTGGTGAAACGTGGGCGCGCAGGCAATGCGCGCTTGAACCTAGACGCGGCAGACGCCGTAACAAAAACCGATGAGGAACATGACATGAGCACGGTCAAGATCCGACTCGACAACGGCCTGTCCTATGACGCCGCGCCCGAAGTCGAACAGGAGATCAACCGCCTGCGGGCCGACCTGAAAACGGCCACCACCAAGGCGGACGCCGAAGCGGCCCGCGCCGATGCAGAGAAGGCCCGCGCGGACCAGGCGGAGCAGAGCATCGAGCAGGCCCGCCAGGACGCCAAAGGCGCGGCCCTGGCCCGCGTGAAGCTGGAGGCGCTGGCCACCGAGCATAAGGTGGATTTCAAGGCCGACAGCACCGACCGCGCGTTGCGCGAGGGCGTCATCAAAGCGGTTCGTGGCGACTCGGCCGATCTGGCCGACAAGTCCGACGGCTACATCGAGGCGGCGTTCGACCTGGCCGTGGGCGAGGCCAAGAGCCGGCAGGATGCCGTCGAGACGCAGCGCCGCGAGTTGGCTGGCGGCGACCCGTCGACCGCCCGGCAGCAGCGCTCCGATAGCGCGCCGCCGCCCAAATCGGCCAGCGCGGCGCGCTCGGCCTACCTGGCGAACTTGAAGAAAGGAGGCGAATGATGCCCGCCATCTACGATGACCGCATGGAACCGGCCTACGCCGGCATGAAGGCAGACCTGGGCTATGACGATGTCGAGACCTATGCCGCCGCGGGCGCCATTGCCCCCGGCGTGATCGTGGGCGACACCACCGACGAGCGCATCGTCGCCGGCCCGGGCTCTCGCATCCGCGGCCTGGCGCTGCACACGCACACCATCCCGCGCGAAGGGGGCTACCGCGAGTTTGACGCCGTGAGTGTGCTGCGCGTTCGCCGCGGCTGGGCCAAGGTTTCGGCCGGCGGCGCCGTGACCAAGGACGCCCCGGTCCGCTGCGCGGCTGATGGCACCGTCTCCGATGGTGGCGCCACCGGCGTGCCCAACGCCGTGTTCCGGTCGGGGGCGGTGGAGGTGTCCGGCGGCAAGGTCGCCCTGATCGAACTGCTGGCGCCCTTTGCCGCCCCGGCGGCGCCCTGATCCAGCCGCCATCATCCGCAATCACCCCCAAGGCCCCGCATAGGGGTCTTTTTCATTGGGAATCAGCATGGAAAAACACGAGCATTACGACGAGGCCGACCTGCCGGCCGTGAAAAAGATCGTCGTGGCGCTGGCCGGCATGCGCGAGGACGAAGGTCTTTTCAGCGCTCGCCAGTTGGACTACGTCAAGACGCGGACCTACGACAAGAAGCTGCCGCCCATGGTGGGCCTGACGCTGGTGCCGATCTCCACCGAGGTGCCCGAATGGGCCGAGACCTTCACGTACTTCATGTACGACGAGGTCGGAATGGCCAAGATCGTCGCCAACTACGCCGACGACCTGCCGCGCGCGGACGTGAAAGGCGAAGAGAAGATCGCCCAGATCAAGAACATCGGCGACTCCTACGGCTACAGCGTGATGGAGCTGCGGGCGGCCGCCGCCAACCGCAGCGACCTGCCCACCCGCAAGTCGATGGCGGCGCGCAAGGCGATCGAGATCAAGCTGAACCAGATGGCGCTGATCGGCGATCGCAAGTTCGGCCTGTACGGCCTGGTGAACCACCCGAACGTGCCGCTGGTGGTGGGGCTGCACGGTGACTGGCTGAATCCGGCCACGACCCCCGACCAGATCCTGGCCGACCTGGACATGATCTACGACGCGGTGACCAACCAGTCCAAGGACGTGCACACGCCCACCCGCATCGTCATGCCGACCGAGCAGCGCAGCCGCATCTTCTCTCGCCGAGTTCCGGACTCGAACGGCAAGACGGTGGGCCAGTTCTTCCTGGACAAGCATCCCGGCCTGCAGATCATCGGCGCCGCCGAGTTCAAGGGGGCGGGTGCCGGCGGCAAGGATCTGATCCTGGCCTACGAGTACAGCGAGGAAAACCTGGCCATGGAACTGCCGATGCCGTTCAACCAGTTGGCGGCGCAGGCCCGAGGCCTTGAGCTCGTCGTGCCGTGCCTGGCGCGTGCCGGCGGGGTGGTCGTGTATTACCCGCTGTCGATGGCGAAGGGGGATATCTGATGCTGTATTGCGAAAACCGAACCAAGGCGGTCATCAACATCGGTGGCCATACCGTGATCGCGCCGACGCGCGCCGCGTGGGTCAACCCCGAGGACCGAGGCGTTCAGGACCTGATCGACCGCGAGCTGCTGGTCGAGACGGACCCGCCCGCCGGAGACGCGGTGCCGGGTGGCCGTGGCGGCAAACATGGCGCTGCCGCGAAAGCCGATAAGGAGCCGTCCACGGTCAAGGAGCTGAAAGCCTGGCTCGATGAGCAGGGCGCCCAGTACTCGCCGTCGGCCTCCAAGCCGGAGCTGCAGGGCCTGTACGAGGCCTTGAAGGCTGCCGCTTCGGGCGAAGGCGGCGGGGATACGCCGGCCGGCGGCGGCTCGCAGGAGTCGTAAGCATGGCGGCCGCCATCGACGATCTGGATTTCCTGGCGCCGGCGGTGGCCAGCTTGCCGGTGCCGGACAAGGAGAGGGCGCTGGCCATGGCCGCCGACTACCGGCCGGCATGCCTGCCCCCCAAGTTGCAGGACGAGGCACAGCTTTGGTACGCCGCCTGGCTGCTGTACGGCATCAAGGCGCAGCGCGCAGCGGATGCCGACGGCGTGGTGGCCAGGCCTGGCGTGGTCAGCGAGAAGGAGGGCGATCTGCAGCGCGTCTATGGCCGAGTGGCTGGCGCGGAGGATCCTGCGGGCTTCTATGGCAGATACGAACGGCTGGCGCGCATCTGCAAGGTCGGCGCGGCCACCATAAGGAGCTTTCCTCATGGCGGTTAAGGCAATCGACAAGGGGCTGGAGGCGCATGCGCGTCTTGCCAAGGCCATCAACGGGCGCGGCGTCGAGTTTGGCATCCAGCGGGATGCCGGCAGGGACCCGAAGACCGGAATTGAGCTGGTCGACATCGCGATCTGGAACGAGCTGGGCACCGAGCACATCCCCGCCCGGCCAGCCATCCGCGACTTTGCCGAGAAGAATGGCGAAGTACTGGGCATGGCCATGGAGCGGATGGCAGGCGCGGTTCAAGACGGCCGCATGTCCGTGGAGCAGGCCCTGGATCAGCTGGGTACGTTCGCTGAAAAGCACCAGAAGGCGCACATCCAGCAGTCCAAGGAATGGGCCAAGCCAAACGCGGAATCGACGGTGGCCAGGAAGGGGAGCGACGTGCCTCTGATCGACCACGGGCTGCTGGTGAACGCCGTGCGATACCAGAAGGTGTAGCGGCATGAGCTTCCGAAAACCGCATGTCATCCGAGGCCAGTTGCCCGGCCGCCGGGAGCGCGGGCGCTGGATCGAGGGGGAGCCCATTTCCGATAGAACCATTGCCGCCTCGGTGCAGCCGGCCAAGGTGGGCGACTACGAGCAATTGCAGGCGACCCCCGAAGGGCGTCGCATACGGGCGGCCGTCCGGATCTACACGTCCGAGCTGTTGAGCGTGGCCGGCCAGGACTGGACCGGCGGCGACCGGCTGGTCTGGGGCGCGGGGCCACTGGCGGGTGAATACCTGCTGGTGGGCGTGGCGCCCTGGCAGTCGGGCGTCATTCCCCATTACCGCTACCTGGCTGTGCTGTTGGCCGACCAGGAACCACAGAATTCCCAGCACACCCCGGCAACCTGGACCGGGCGCGGACGGGGCTAAGCGTCCGCAGGGTCTCTCCCCGGGTCCGGCCGGGCAATCCAGGTCACCGGAGAGGGCGGCGCCGAGTCGCAGACCGTGCAAGCACGGGCGCGATAGTCCCATCGGCGCATACATCCGCAGGACGACCATGACACCGGAAGACGCGATTTTCGAACTGATCGAGGCGGCCGCCGCCGGCATCCCCGTGATCTTCGCCAACGAGAACGGCACACGGCCGGCGCCGCCGTACATCGCCATGGCGGTGCGCTGGGCGCAGGCCAGCCGGGTCGAGCAGGGCGAGGTGGATGAGCAGGGCAACGCATTGATATCTCAACACAATGACGCCACGGTGGAGCTGCAAGGGTTCGGTGCCGGTGCCTATGACGGCCTGGACACGCTTCAGCTACGTCTGCAGCACCCCGAATTCGAGGAGCGCGCCGAGGCCCTTGGCCTGGCGGTCTTTGATCGGGGCCGCCTGCAGAACATCCCCGTTTTGCGCGAGGGCGCGCGGTATGAGCAGCGCGCCCTCCTGGAGCTGGGCGTGCGCTATGTCGTCGCCAGCCTGGCGGCCATGCCTGTTATCGAATCGGTCGCGCCTGCCGCGTAAGCGCCGCCGCTTCCCCTTTGCCACCTGACCGCCTTGCTGGCGGCTTTTTTACTGGAGCCACGCATGGCAAACCTTGAACGGATCGTCAATGTGGCGATCTCCCTGAACACCACCGCGATCAAGCAGCAGAATTTCTCGGACATCCTGGTGCTGGGCGCGCACGCGCTGGCGGTCGGCCGCATCCTGGTTGTCTCGGAGGCGGCTGAACTGCTGGAGCTGGGCCTGAGCCAGGCCGATCCGCTTTACATCGCCGTGCGCGACGCCTTCAAGCAGATCCCGACCGTGCCGCGAGTCTTCGTTGGCCGGCGCCATGTAGAGACCTCGCGCGTCACGGTCACGCGGGCGAGCGCCGGCGACTATGCGATCACGTTGTCCTGGCGCGGTCTGGATGGCAGCGTCCAGTCGGTAACGTCCACGTTCACCGGCCTGGCCGACAGTACGCCGGCAACCATCGCCACGGGCTTGGTGCAGGCCATCGTCGCCGGCGGCGCGCCGGTGTCGCCGACTTCGGTCGGCTCGGAAATCTCCATTACGGCAAAGGACGCTGGCACCGCGGTGGCGGTCGCGGTCAAGGGCAATCTGTCGGTGGGTATCGCGACCAGCTCGGAAACGCCGACCGCGGCCCTGGCCGCCTGCAGCAAGGAAAACGCCGACTGGTACGGCGTCGCGCTGGCCAGCCGCAAGGAGGCCGACATCCTGGATGCCGCCGAATGGGTCGAATCCAACGGTCGGCTGTTCGGCGTTTCCAGCGCCCAGGCCGGCATCCTCGGCGCCGCCGTCACCGACGACCTGGCCTCGAAATGCCAGCAGAAGCAGTATTTCCGCACGCACGTCTGGTTTCACGGCGAGGCCGACAGCCAGGCGCTGGAAGCGGCGGTCGCGGCCAACCGCTTCACGTTCTACCCGGGCGGGGAAACCTGGGCCAATGCGCGCCTGGCTGGTATCACCTACGACGGGCTGACCGAGGGCCAGGCGCTGGCGGCCCACGCCAAGAACGCCAACACGTTCGAGCAGATGCGCAGCTTCGCCGTGACCCAGAACGGCAGGGTCGCCGCGGGCGAGTGGATCGACGTCATCCGCGGCCGCGACTGGCTGGCCGAGCAGGTCAAGATCGAGGTGGCCACCCAGCTCGTCAACGCGCCCGGCAAGGTGCCGTTCACCGACGATGGCATCCAGGTCCTGGTGACCGGTGTGCGCAAGGCCCTGATGCTGGCGCAGACCCGCGGCCTGGTGGCACCCGACGAGGTCGACGCTGCCGGCAAGATCATCCCGGGCTTTGTGATCTCGGCGCCGCTCTCGATGAATATCCCTGCCAACGACAAGGCCAACCGCGTCCTGCGCGACCTCAAGTTCAGCGCTCGACTGGCCGGTGCCATTCATGTTGCCGACATCAAGGGCAACCTGACCTATCAACAAATCTAAGCGGAGCACCTGAGCATGTCCGTAAAAAGCTATGCCCCGAGCCGGGTGAAGATCGTGATGGGCGCGATCGCCCTCAGCGGCCTGGCCGAAGACACCTTTGTCACCGTGGCCGAGATCGGCGAGGGAATTACCTCGGTCTCGGGCGTCGATGGCGAGGTGGCCCGCGCCATGTCGCGCGACACGCGCCTGCGCATCACCGTGACGCTGTTGCAGACCAGCGCCAGCAACGCGCATCTGTCGGCCTTGCACCAGGCCGACAAGGCGACCGACGGCGACGGCGCCGTGCCGGTGGCCGTGACCGACCTGCGGGGCAAGTCGCTGCACGCCTCGGATTCCGCCTGGATCGTCAAGAACCCCGAAGCCGGCTATGGCGCCAAGGTCGGCACCCGTGAATGGGTGATCGAAACGGGTCCTTCCATCAACGTCATCGGAGGCAATGGCTGATGAGTCGTACGCTGTCGGTTCCCGTTGGAACCACCACTTTCCATATCCTCAAGTTCGACGCATCCACCCAGCTCAAGCTGTTGGGCGATTTGCAGAAGGAAATCTTGCCGGCTGCTGGCTCGCTGTTTGGCGCCGTCGTGGGTGGCCAGGCGGGCGACGGCTCCGCCGGTGCTGGCGAGGCCATACAGCGGGACGAGCAGGCCGTCATGCAAGCCCTGCGACACCTGTCCAGCCGCCTGGGCGGCGACGAGCTGCAGAAGTGGTTTGGGCTGCTGGTCGGCCCGGACAACGTCAGCTTCGAGCTCGAGGGCCGCGAGCCTCAAAAGCTCACCGACGCCCATCGCGGGCTGGCGTTCCAGGACTTCTCCGAAATCCTGGAGCTCATGTACCACGTCCTGATGCACAACTTCGCCGGCCCTTTGGCGCGTTGGGCCAGCCGCTTTGGTCTGGCCCGCGGGAAGCTGGGGAATCTGTCGGCGTCTTCCGCCCCGACTTTGAGCGAGAGCTGATCATCTGGCGACCGATCCTGGCCGGCCACGTAAGCCTCGATGCCGTGCGCCAGGGGCATGTGGACTTGCTGGACATCCTGAAGCTGAACGCCCTGATGGATGCGCAGGAAGCGCAGCAGGCCCACGCCAATAGGAAAGACCGATGAATGTAGTTCGCGAGCTGGTGACCCTCCTGCGGTACGAGGTGGACGATTCGGGTCTGCAGCGGTACCAGCAGGCCTACGCGGAGGTCCAGAACACCATTGCACGGGTCACAGAATCCGCCGTGCAACGCATGCGCGAGAGCTTGCGGCAGGCTGGTACCTTGCGGCCCGCAGCCGTACCCACGCCGGTCATCAGCACGCCTACGCCCGCACCTCGTGGCGTGGCTGCGGCTGTTGCCGGCGTTGGGGCGGCATCGGCCTTTCCGGTCGATGTAGCGGATGCGCGAGCCCGGATTGGGCAGGTTCAGGGCGCCTACGGCACCCTCATGGCCAAGGCGCGCAGCGGCCTGCACACGGTTCGCGAAATCGGAATCGGCACCTGGGAGGGCATTCGCCTGGGCATCCAGGACGCCCGCCAGGCTCAGGAACGCATGACCCGCGCGCAATGGCAGGGCGTGCGCGTAATCAAGGAGCAGGCCGGTGCTTTCTCGGGCCTGCGCAAGATCGTCGGCACGGTCTTCGGCGTGGCCGTCGTCCGGCGGATCTTCAGCGACATCGATGCATGGGGCCAGATGGAGGCCCGTATGCGCAAGGCGACCGCTTCAGCGCAGGAGTACGCGGAGGTCGACCGACAACTGGCCCGAGTGGCCCGCCTGACCTACAAGTCGTACGAGTCCAACGCCGAGCTGTTCGTCCGCACCCGCCGCACCATGGCCGACCTGGGCAAAAGCACCCAGGACACGGTAGACGTGACGGAAGGCCTGGCGCTGGGGATGGCGCTGTCCAGCACCAAGGCGCAGGACCAGGAATCGGTCATCGCCTCGCTGACCACCGCCATCATGCAGGGCAAGCTGGCCATGCACCAGTACAGCACGCTGATGCGGGCGGCGCCTCGCTTGCAGGTGGCGCTGGCGGACGGGCTGGGTCTGACCACGGACAAGCTGCTCGGGCAGGTGAAGGCTGGCCGCCTCACCAGCGACAGGTTCCTGCCGGCGCTTCAGTCGCAGTTGGTCAAGATGCGCATCGAGGCGCAGGACATGCCTGTGACCATGGCGGATGCCATGACGGTCTGGAACAACGCCTTTCAGCGGTTCTGGGGACAGGCGTGGCTCGGGCGCCAGGCGGTGCTGGCTGTCACCCGCGCCCTTGAGTTCCTGGCCGACCACATCAGGACGGTGGTCGGGCTGCTGGCCCTGACCGGCGGCGCCTGGGGGTTAGTGAAGCTGCGGGCTTGGCTTCGGCTGGCCACATTGCAATCTGGCGGTCTCATTCGTTCGCTGGTGACTGCCACGCGTGCGGCGATCGGGTTGGACACGGCTATGGCGCTACGTCGCGGCCCCGCAGGCGCCCGCAGGATGCTCGCACTCTGGAACCGCACGCTTGTTCCGATGCTGCGCATTGCCGCGCTGCTGTACACGATCTACCTGCTGATGGACGACATCGGCGTCTGGTATCGGGGCGGAGACTCGATGCTGGGCGACCTGATCGGCCCGGTGGAAGAGTGGAAGGACGAGATCCAGACGGTCAAGACTTTCCTCATAGAGATCAAGGACATGCTCGGCGGAGCCGGCCAGGACCTCAAACCCTGGCTCAAGGGGCTTGGCACGATTCTGATCATGGCCTACGGACTGTGGAAGATCTTCCGAGGGCTGTTGTGGGTCCTGGGCGTGGTCCGCGATGTGTTCGTGTTCCTGGCGACGCGGGTGGTGCCGATGCTATGGCGTGCCTTCGTGATGACGCCGTGGGGCCGAATCGCGACGCTCGTCATCGGCAGCCTGTGGCTGATCTGGAAATACTGGGACCAGATCAACAAGGCGCTCGGCGACGCCTGGAACGGGCTGCGGAGCAAAGCCAAAGGGACCTTCTTCGAACCGGTCCTCGAGTACATCGACGCATTGTGGGCGTTCTGGGTGGAACTGGTGAAGGGCGTCGTTGCTCTGTTCACCGGGGACTGGGACGGCGCGATCGCGCATTGGCGCAATGCCTTCAGCGGCTTGTGGAAGTTCTTCGAGGATATCGGCGGCCGCATGATCGCCAAGATCCAGGAGATCGGAGCCGCCATCACGAAATGGATCACCGACAAGGTCGAAGCGGCCGCGAAGTGGTTGGAGCGGCTGCTGCCGGGAGACATGCTGACCGACGGCCACAAGGCCAGCATGACCGCGCCAAAGGAACTGCTGGGCCACAAGGCTGTTTGGCAGGCGTTCGCCAACGGGGCGGGGGTTCCGCTCGTGTCGGCCGGCGCTGCCGTCCGCGCCGGTGCGCCCGGTATGCGAGGCCCAATGACCGTAGAGATCCACAACGAAACCACGGTTAACGCACCCGGCGCTGATCCGGGCGCGGTTGCCGGTGCGACCGCGCGCGGCCTGGCTAACACCCAGCGGCGCAGCATTGACCGCCTGGCAGAGTTTCTGGACTTTCATACTGGCGTGGAAGCCGCACGATAGGGATGAGCCGCGATGAGCTTCGTGTCGATGGTGTTCGGGTGGGGCGGGGGCAGCAACATCGGCGTGCTGCCCCTGGACGCCCTGATCAGCGAGAGAACCTCGCTCAACAGCCGGGCGACGGAGTATCCGGTCGAAGACGGCCCGCCGGTGACCGACCACGTCGTGCAGGAATCCGAGCTGCTGACCCTGGAAGGCTGGGTGACGGCGGCGGAAGCCTCGTTGCTGGGCGGGATTAAGACGATCGCTTCGCGCATTGGCGGCCATGGCGGAGGCGGTCGCTCCAAGCTGATCGGGGCCAAGGAGGCTCTGCGCAAGATCCACGCAGACCGGCTGCCTGTGACCGTCGTGACGGGGTTGGATGTCTATGTCGGGTTCGTCATGGAGCGGTGCGATATCGACCGCAGCAACGAGGACGGCGAGCGGTTCAGTATCAGCGCGGACTTCCGCAAGATCCGCAAGGTCGCGATGCGCCAGGCCGTGATTCCGCCGGAGAAGGTCAAGGGCAGCGTGAAGGGCAAGGCGGGCGCCACCAAGACCAACGCCGGCAAGGTGGTGCCCAAGGAGGTCTCGGTGCTCAAGAGCGATACCGGCCCGATCATCGGAAAGGTGAAGCAGGTCATTTTCGGGAAATGAAGCAATGTTGCAGATACCGATCCTCGACGCCAATGACAGCCTCACCGAGGTGGAACTGGACGGCGTCACGTTCTTTCTGGGCCTGTCCTGGAACAGCGAGGCCGAACGGTGGACGCTGTCCATCGAGAACGCCTACAACGAGGTGATCGTCGCCGGCATCGCCGTTATCCCTGATACGCCGTTGCTGCCTCTGTATCGGCACTTGGCGGTGCCGGCCGGCGAGCTGGTGGCGCTGGCGCCCGACCGGCGCGACGCAATCGACCGGGAGGCTTTGCCCGCTGGCAAGGTGGCGCTGGTGTACGTCGAAGCTTCTGAGGTGGCCCATGGCGCGGTTTGATCGCGTGTACCGCCTGCTGGTGGGCAAGCCTAACCAGAATGGGCTGGAGATCCGGCAGCCCATGCGGGTCACCTTTGAAGTCAGCAAGGACGCCCAGGAAGATCCCAACGACCACAAGATCAGGATCTACAACCTGGCCGCAGACACTCGCCGGGCGCTGGAAGAACCTGGCTTGCGCTGCGTGCTGTACGCCGGCTATGCCGAAGAGGGCGGCCCGCTGTTGATGGCGTCGGGCAGCGTGGTTTACGCCTATACCTGGTACGAACTGCCGGATGTGGTGACCGAGCTTGCCGTGAAGGACGGCTACACCGAGGTGCGGGACACCGCCGTCTCGATTGGCCTCGGGCCGGGCGCGCAGGCCAGCGCCATCATCCGGGATGTGGCGCGCCAGATGGGGCTGCCGCTGGTGATGGCCGACGACGTTCCCGACCGTCGATGGCAACAAGGGTTTTCGTTCTATGGCGCCGCCCGTACGGCCTTGCACAAGGTGACGCAGGGCACTGGCCTGGAATGGTCGATCCAGAACCAGCAATTGCAGGTCGTGCGCCGGCGCGGCACGACCCGTCGCAAGGCGGTGGTGCTGGCGGCCGACACGGGGTTGATCGGTTATCCGGAGCGCACGCGCGAAGCTGCGAGGGAAAAGGCTCGGGTGCGTGACAGCCAGACAAATGACGACGCTCGCCTGGTCAGCGCTCGCCAGCAGCTCGACGGCTGGCGCGTGACCTCGTTGCTGCTGCCTACGATCAATCCTGGCGACCTGGTCAAGCTGGAGAGCCGCACGGTACAGGCATTCCAGCGGGTGGAGGCGGTGCGTCACTACGGCGACAGCGCCGGCGGCGACTGGCAATCCGAGTTGCAGCTGGTCGATCCGCATCTGCCGCATCATGAGAAGAGAAAGACATGAAAAACCCGATCGCAGGGCTGCGGGCCCTGATCGACGCGGAACTGGCGGACGTGTACACCACCCTCCCGGGGGAAGTCGTGTTCTATGACGGCGTCACGGTGACCGCGCGCCCGGCCCTGGCTAAGCGCCTGGCGAACGGCGAAGTCCTGAAACCACCCCAGATCGTCCGGGTGCCGGTCAGGTGGTTCACCGGGGACGTGAACGGCGCGCTGGCGCTCATATCGGTCCCGCTCAAGCCGGGCGACCCGGTCACGCTGTCGTTTTCGGCCCGTTCCATCGAAAACTGGCTGGCCGGCGACGACGGGCCGCCCGACGATCCCCGCCAGTTCGACCTGTCGGATGCGTTCGCCAGCCCCGTGGTACGGCCGGGAATCGCCAGGGCCGATACCGAGAATCTGAGCATTCAGTACGGCCAGGCCTCGATGAAGCTATCGCCCGCCGGCGCACTGAGCTTCGTGGTGGCGTCCTGGACTGTGCAGGCCGAGCAGACCACCTTCAACACGCCCCTGACCGTGAACGGGCCGCTACGGTACACGCAGGGCCTATCCGGAGAGGGAGGCGAGGGCGGTGCGTCCATGACTGTCCGAGGCGGTGTGGCGTTCCAAGGTGGCCGACTTACCCATGACGGCAAGGACGTGGGCGCCACGCACGTGCACCCCAACGGCATGGGCGGAATGACGAAGGAACCCGTCTGATGACGATCGATCTTGCTCTGTCCGACGACCATGACCTGGCGCTGGACTTTGTCGGCCGCGCTTCGTTGATCGACGGCGCCGCCAGGGTGGCGCAACAGATCAAGGTGACGCTGCTGGCCTTCCTGGGCGAGTGGTTCCTCGATACCAGCTTCGGCGTGCCGTACTTCGAGGAAGTCCTGGTGAAGGCTCCCAATCGAGCCGCGGTCGAGGCGGCGTTCCGCGCCCGAATCGGCGACGTGCCCGGCGTGTCCCGCGTCCGCCGTATGGGGCTGGAAATCGACCACGGCCGGCGGCTTCTGCGCGTCTCCTACGAGGCTGACACATCGGCGGGCCTGCTTGCCCAGGTAGTCGACCTACATCGCCCCTGAACCCATTTCTTGAGGAATCCATGGCCTACGGTCTCACGCCGGACGGGTTCGTCCGCATGCGCCTGCCTGAAATCCGGCAGGAAATCATCGAAGACCTGCGCGTCCGGTTGCGGGCGGCAGGCGTAAACGACGCCGTCGAAACGCGGCCAGACAGTGTCATCGGCCTGTTGATCGACACCTTCGCCGAGAGAGCGGCGGCCCTCTGGGAGCAGATGGAGGGCGTTTACCTGTCGATGTATCCCGGCTCGGCCATCGGCGTGTCGCTGGATCGTTCGGTCGCCTTCACCGGCGTGACCCGTCAACCTGACCAGAAGGCGCGAGCCTATGTCGTCCTATATGGGACCGAGGGGGCGGCCGTTCCCGCCGGCGCCTTGGTGCGCCACCGGGTCAGTCAGAACCTCTGGACGCTTGTCGGAGATGCGCAGATCCGCCGAGCCGCCGCTGCCGACGTGTGGCTGCGACCCGTGGTGACGCCCGCGTCGCTGTACGAGGTTGTCGTCGACGGCCGGGCCTACTCCTACACTTCCGGCCCCACCACCAACCTGCCGGCGATCCTGGCCGGCCTGGTGGCCGCGTTGGCGTCCACTGGCCTGGCCGCTTCCAGCGACGGTGCGACTATTCGCCTCCGAACCGATGGCCGGGTGGCGCGCGCTTTCACCTGGTCGCCGACCTTGGACCTGGTGCGCCTGGGCTCACCGGCGCTGGCCGTCTCGGCCGACCCATCGGAGGAAGCGGCCGCGCCGGGCGACTTGAATGGCATCGTGACCGCCGTGGATGGCTGGGATGCAGTGGAGAACCTGCAGGCCGGCGTTCCTGGCCGCCTGGCCGAGAACGACGCCGCGCTGCGGGCACGATATCCCACCGGCTTGTTCCGTCTGGGCGCTGCGACTCTGCCGAGCCTGGCGCCCAACATCCGGGATCAAGTTCCTGGTGTGCGGGCGCTGCGGGTGTTCCAGAACACCAGCGATGACATTGACGAGGCAGGCCGGCCGCCGCATTGCATCCATGTGGTCGTGGACGGCGGTTTGGACGACGAAGTCGCCCAGGCAATCTTCTGGACCAAAGGGGGCGGCATCGATACCCATGGGGCGACACGCGTCGTTGTGACCGACACGCAAGGCGCCCGGCATCCCATCCAGTTCGACCGGCCGCAACGGGTTTTTGTCTGGGTGTGGTGCGCGGTGACGCTGCTGCCACCGTCTGAACAGGCCTTCCCGCCGGATGGATTCGATTCGATCACGGCAAGTCTCGCCGCGGCGGGGGAAGGCTTCTCGATTGGCGACGACGTGATCCGCCAGCGGCTCTTCGGCGCGATCTACCGCACGCCGGGCATTGCCACGGTGGACCTGCGGCTGGCCCATTCCACCGATCCCACCTTCGTTCCCCGCCAGGCCGACTACACCACTTCCAACATCGACATCCTGGATTCCCAGGTGGCCGTGTTTGACCAGTCTCGTATCAAGGTGACTTGATGAACCTGCAACAAGACCACGCCGGCCTGGCCTGGTCCCACTGGCTAGGCCAGTTCCAAGGCAAGCCGAGGCTTGAAGCCTTGGTCAAGGCGTTGCTAAAGCCAGCCGATGGCCTACAGGGCGCCTTGCTCGCCATGTACGAGCAGCGCTGGCTGGATACAGCCGAGGGGCGGCAGCTCGACGGCATCGGCGAAATCGTCGGACTGCCCCGCATGATCGATGACGCGATCTATGTGCGGTTCTTCGGTTTCGCCGGACAACCAAACGTCGGCGGCTTTGGTGAAGTGCGACTGCGCCGAGCCAATGAGCGGTCGGTGGCCGGCTCGACCCGGTTGCTCGATGCCGAGTACCGAAAGCTGCTGTATTGGAAGATCGCCTTGAATAACGGCCACGGCACGACGCCCGAAATCACCGCCTCGCTCAAGCCGATCTTCGATGTCAGCAGAGTGGTCGTGCAGGACGCCGGCAACGCCAAGATCCGCATCTGGGTCAGCCGGATTCCAGGGCCGAACGATCCGCTGATGGCCACCCCCTACAAATGGGTGCCTGCGGCGGCCGGCGTGGGCGTGCAAATCATCACCGGCTCGACGGAACGGCCATTTGGCTTTCGTGAGCAGGGCTTCTACGGTTTTGGCGCCGGCGTGCTGGCGCGGGAAATTCACTGATGGCTGAAACCAACTTCTTCGAGCTTTTCAAGGCGACGTGGGCGCAGAATGGCACCACGGATCGCATCTCCGTTGCGCAGTACGGCACCGGGTGGGCGTACATCGGCTCGCTGCCGCCGTCGGTGGAGCAATTCAACGCGGTGCAGCAGCTCACCGATCAAAAGCTGACCTGGATCTATCGGCACCTGGAGGCCGTGGCCACGCTGACCGGCCGGGCGCTCACGGCGCCGGGCAGCGATGCGATCTCCTATGCATTTCAGAACCTCGACGCCTCGAGGCTGACCGCTGGCACCGTGCCGGTAGAGCGCCTGCCGGAAAAGGCGCCTGCTATGACGGTTGGTGCCGCAGCTAAGTGGGAAACGCCGCGCAATATCTCGATCAGCGGCGGCGCCACCGCCGTGGCAAAGCCCTTCGATGGTTCGGCCAACCTGACGCTGGATGTGACCAGCGTGAGCATGAGTGTGGCCACGGGCATTTTGGAGCCGATCCACGGCGGCACCGGCCAGAATTGGATCCCCCCCGGCAACTACCTGGTCGGCAATGGCACGGCCACCATGACCTCCAAGACGCCCGGCCAAGTGTTCAACGATATCGGCGTTCCTAGCGCTATCAGCGACATGGCTCAGAGGATCCTGTATAGCCCGGCGTTCATGGGTGCACCTACCGCCCCGACGCCCGCGGCAGGAGACCGCAGCGCCCGCATCGCCACCACGGCCTTCGTGGCAGACAACTCCCTGCGCAAGTGCTCGACCCGAGCGCTGCCCGCCACCGACGTTGGCCCCGTCTTCATCATCGAGTTCGGAGAAATCTGGAGCTGGGTAAGCACGCCCAGCTACACCGGCTACCGGTCCCCGAACTGCGGCCAGATCGCCTACTTCGCTACGGAATCTGCACCGCCTGGCTGGCTCAAAGCCAATGGATATCTGTTACTCAAGACTTTCTATCCCGGTCTGTTCGGCGTGGTCGGAACGAAGTATGGCCCGGGAGAGGCGAATTATTTCAAGCTCCTCGATCTGCGCGGCGAGTTCATTCGGGGCTGGGATGACGGCCGCGGCGTTGACAGTGGCCGGGCCTTTGGGACGGCGCAGTCGGATGCGTTCCAGGGACATAGGCACCGCTTCATAAATGGCAGTGGATATATCGGCAGCGGGACGTATGGCGCCGGGTTTTCCAGCAACGCAGTGGACGACACGAAGGTGCTTGACGCGATTTCCGACGGCGTCAACGGCACACCGCGAACCGCCAACGAAACCCGCCCGCGCAACGTCGCGCTGCTCGCGTGCATCAAAATCTAGGGGTGACCATGTACGGACAGAAAATCGTGTCGCAACTCGGACTGGGTGGCTATCTGATCGGTCCGACCATCGCGGACGAGTCGCCCCTGGAACCGGGCGTATTCCTGATCCCGGGCGGAGCCATCGACCGGCCGCCGCCGGACCGCATGGAGCAGGGCAAAGCCTACCGTCCCGCCGAGGATGGCGACGGCTGGATCGAGGAAGAGGACCACCGCCAGGAAACGCTGTACCGCATCAGCGACGGCGCGGTGTATCGGTTCGGCGCGCAGCAGGGCGATGAGGCTTACAACGGCGTCGGCCTGATCCCCGCCTGGCTGACTGCCTCACCCCGGCCCGACGCCTGGAGCGTCTGGAAAGATGGCGTTTGGGAGCGCGATGAGACCGCTTGGCAAGCCCAGGTCCAGGCACGCGGCCGCGCAGAACAGGAACGGCGGTTGGCCCAGGCTGGCCAGCGCATTTCCCTCCTGCAAGACGCTGTGGACCTGGATATGGCCACGGAAGCAGACAAGGCCGCGCTGCTTGCCTGGCGGCGCTATCGCGTGGAAGTTTCGCGAGTAGACCTGAACCAGGAGGCGCCGTCATGGCCTGACGAGCCCTGAGGCTTTGATTTGAATGCGAATCGCACATAGACCGCCTCGGCGGTCTTTTTTTCGTCCATCCGGGAGGCAGCAATGCGACCCTATCAAAGGAATTTCTGCATGGAACCCACATCTGCCGGCTTTGGCGGTGGCGCCGCGGTGAAGGTGGCGCTGGCCTACGGCGCGCCCGCTGCGCTGGCCGCCATCCTCGGGCTGCTGATTATGCCGCCCAAGACCTCGAGGGAGTTCACCGTGCGATCGATATGCACGGTCGCTTGCTCCTTCATCTTCGGGCCGGCGCTGGCTGTTGCTGTCCTCACCTGGAAACCCAGCCTGATGGAGGCCATGACCTGGCTTGCCCGGCACGGCGCCGATGGCGAAGACCTGGCGCTGGCGAGGTTCTATGTCCTCGGGCCGAGCATGTTGCTCGCGGGCCTGCCGGCCTGGTGGGTGCTGGGTGCCTATATGCAGTGGATGTCGCGTATTCGCGAGATCGGGGTTGTTGCGTGGGTGAAAGAGGTGCTGGCGCTGTTGCCTTGGCGCAGGACGGGCGGGGAGGGGTGAGCATGGACTTGAAAGAGGTTGTTGAACGGGCGATCGAGCCGGCGCTGGCGTTGCTGCCGTCGCGCATGGATACGCCTGCGGCGCGCGTCATGTTGCTGACCATCGGCCTGCAGGAAAGCCGGTTCGAGCGCCGGCGCCAGATCGGCGGCCCGGCGCGCGGCTTCTGGCAGTTTGAGAAGGGTACGCGGGCGAGCCGCGGCGGCGTGTGGGGCGTGTACCTGCACCCGGCGAGCAAGGGCCACCTGGCGGCTCTGTGCAAGGCCCGTAGCGTGGCCTGCGACCCTGACGCTATCTATGCGGCGCTGGAATATGACGACGTGCTGGCGGCCGGAGTGGCGCGGCTGCTGTTGTGGACCGATCCGAAGGCGCTGCCGGCCATCGGCGATGGGGAGGCGGCCTGGTCGCTGTACCTGCGCACCTGGCGGCCGGGCAAGCCCAAGCCGCATAGCTGGCCAACCCTCTACCGCCAGGCGGCTGCCGAGGTGGCACCGTGAGCGCTTTGACGCGCGCTGCGGGCGCGCTGGCCGGCTGGAAGGGGTACGTGGCAGCAGCGCTGGCGGGTGCGTTTGCCGCGGGCAGTGCCACCTGGACGGTGCAGGCCTGGCGCTATACGGCGCAGTTGGCGGACGTGCGGGCCGCCCACGCGCAGGAAAGAGATGCCCAGGCGCAGGCTACGGTTGCCGCCGTCGAGGCCGTCAGAAATGAAGAAAGGCGGCGCATGGCCGCCGTGGAGATTGCCCGTGATGATGCCCAGAAACAGGCCGCTGCCGCGGCTTCTGATGCTGCTGACGCTCGTGATCAGCGCGACCGGCTGCGTGCCCGCGCAAACACGTTGGCTCGCGCCGCAGCCACCCGAGATCCCGCCTTTGCCGAAGGAAGCCCGTCAGGAGCCGCTGCCGTCGATCTGCTCGCCTACATGCTCGGCCGCGCTGTCGACCGAGCTGAAGCGCTTGCGGGCATTGCAGACCGTGCCCGTATCGCAGGACTGACTTGCGAGCGTGCCTATGGAGAGATGAGTCACCTCGATCCCTGACCGCGTCGTAGCAACGTGCCAGTAGTGGGGCGGGCTCGGATGATTATCTGAAGGAATAGCGATTTTGTGTATCTAGACGGCATTAATTTTCCAGCCTGGCTGCCGTAAGTTTTTGAGGAGGTAATCGCCATGCGCGTTATGCAAACGAGTTTGCCTATAGCTGTCCTCGCCGCATCGTTGATGTTGGTAGTTATAGCTGTCATGGACGGAAAGTACCTTAGCGCCTTCACATGGATTCTCGGTTGCCTTGCAATCCAAGTCTGCCTACTGGGAATTTCTCGCCCATGGGAAGACGATGCCTGGCTTTTCAAGGTCCTAGCTATGGCTACTACGATCTGCGCAATCTTGGCGGCATTCAGCGGCAGTGCGGCGACAGATTCGCGTCGCCAGGCGGCTCAATTGGAGTTGAGGAGTTTCTACCTGAATGTGATGGGTGGAATTTATGGGCAGGTGAGTCCAGTAGCAAACAAAATGGCCGAGGTAGGAGTACGGCGTTGTGCTGTTCAAGGCTATTTGGACCTCGCAGAGTTGGCACATGAGCTGCATAAGGCGCAGCACCTTGGGCCGGGTTCTTCCTTGGCTTTGGGTACTTACGAGCAATTGGCTGGAGCCGACAAGCCTCCTCCAAGCTGCATAGCCTCTTTTGTCGAATTCAATCGAGTTGCCCCGGATGTGGCTAAGGTATTTTTGCACCGATACCCCGAAGTACTGACCTATAAGTGAATCGGTGTCACTACAGGAACAGTCTAGTAAGAGACCAAAAAGTCGCACAAAGAATTTGGCTCGACCGACCGGTTAAGCATACTGGTCTGGCAGACCCAATTGGAAACGCCCCGCTGGCGGCAACCAGCGAGGCGTTAGGTCTGTGACAAGCCCTGTAGGAAGGAAGAATCACAAATGGAAGTTAGCACCGACTCAAAATTCGCTCAAGCGTCCCAGGCGCCGGAGGTTGCCTATCTGCCTACTGCCGGCCTGCAGCCCGTGAAGAACGCCGCGCGGCGAGGACGGCTGCCCCGCGGGGTAGCTTCGATCCGTAAACCTGCTGCTGCGGCACCAGCGGAGCGGGTTGCGCAATCAATGACTGATCCTATTGAAGCCGTACGGCAGATGTTGGCTTCGATGCAGGCATCGCTGAATTTCGCCGTGGCCGTGATCGCGGAGTACGAGAAGGCTCACCGGCGGGCAGGGTAGGGGCGGTCATCGGAGGCAGGCGCGCGAGTATCAACTTGGCGCTGGCGCGCCACCGCGGCAATGAACGTGGCGGTAAATGTCTCGATCATTGCCTTGTCCTTGTCCTGAAGGGTCGCCCAGTGCTCGGGCGTGATGGTGTCGGAGGGCCAGGGGTGCATGCGGCTGAGACTACTCTTCGTGTCTCGCCACTCCCTCCGGTGTTTGCTCAT